ACTTCAGGCTGTAGAAAGAGCTTATAAAAGTATATTCCATATGATTTCGCATCAATATGCCTCAGGAAGCTTTGAAGCTGTAGAAGTAAACGGACAGGATAAAGACAGGATGTATTTCTCCGAAGAGATTACCCCTGATATAATTAAAGCAGCAGGAGATCCCGAGGTAAAACTTGTATCTCAATTGCCGCAGGACGATATGTCCAAGTACAGTCAGGCTCAGATAGCCAGAGAAGGTGAGACACCTCTATTACCTGATATCTTTATAAGAGATATGATACTAGGTATGCAGGACACAGATCAGGTAGAGGATATGCTAAGAGAACAGGCGGCAGAAAGAGCTCTGCCTGAAGCACAGCTATGGACTATACTCAAGAGTCTGGAAGAGAGAGGTAGACCTGACCTTGCCAGATTCTATTTCGGTGAGCTGATGAAGATAGTCAACGATAAACAAATGCAGATGCAGCAGCAACAGATGCAGATGATGCAGATGGGAATGCAGGGCGGTATGCCGGGTGGTATGCCGGGTGGTATGCCTCAGCAGGGCCCTTCACCTGAACAGGTGATGGCTCCTCAGGGCGGCCCCGGACTTCCTCCTCAGGTTATGCCTAATGCTGCTATGGGAGTTCCACCTCCTCAGCCTACGCCACCTATGGGGCCTATGGTTCCACCGGGTACGCCAAGGCCGGGAGCACAATCTGAAGAAGAAAGACTGGCACGTATGGGACTGGTTGGCCCCGGAGGATAAGTCGTGACAACGCAAAAGACGAATCCACGTATAAAGAAGTTAATAGACCTGCTTCTTATGGAAGCAGGAGAAGATGAGTTTGGTGCTGACTATAAAGAGTGGCAGACTTTTCTTGAAAGGGTATATGCCCTATATGTTGAAGAACTTCAAAGCCCTATATTTCCACACGGTGCCAGATGGGAACAGGGTAATCCTTTTGGTATCACACAGGCAGACCAGACTAAATTCGCTCTTGCCATGTTTAATACTATTGGTAAAGATAAGAACGACCAAGTAATGAGAGACTGGGTAAGAGATTTATTTAAAAAAGAAAAAGGCAAAGCATATGCAATGGAAGTAGAAGCTTTGTTTCCGCAGCAGTTATGGGAGGTTTATCCTGACCTTGATTTAAAACAAATAGAAGATGCATATATGGCACAGCCTAATGAAGATGCAGCTCAGAGAGATGCGAGGCATTTGGCAAGAACCTTGATAAAGGATCCTCTTAATGAAACTCAAGAGTATTCTGTTAGAGCACTTCAAGGTAGGCCTGATAAGAATATAGAAAATCTTCTTGAGAACTATGTTAATACTCTTAAGAGAACAAAGATATCTAAGCAGCAGTATGCTCCCGGTAGACAGCCTATGGATTTAACTACAGTATATACAGACCCTACAGGGGAACGGTTTAGTGTATCTGAAAAGGGAGAGACTCCTGCTATATCAGCTACTACTGGAGGCTCACGCTATGATCCGTCAGAGTTATATAATCAGATCACTACAAATATGCCTGACCCTCTTGCAAAAAGAGATGATTATATGGAACAGTTATCACAGTTTGAAAAGGGAAAGGAGGAACAGTTAGACTATTTAATGAGAAACGATGCTACCTACCAACTATTAGGTACTACTCAGAAAAAAATATTTAAAAATACTGAAGAAAGATTAAGAAGGCAGTACGATATAGAGATGGCTATGAAATCCTATGACGGTACGTATCTTAATTATCTTCAGGATTATACGGCAGGTAAGGTTAAGCCTTGGAGCGACAAACAGTGGGACGTTACAATACAAAACGTATTAAACAGTGATGTATTCAATGAATGGTTTAATGAAATAAGTTTAAAAGGTATAGACCCTGCTAAACAACAGGCAATAGAAGGCGTATCTAAGGAAATAACTCCAACAGAAAAAGATTATAGAGAAGCAGGACAGCTTGGATTTTCAGTTATAGCTAACCCACAGTATGTAAAACAATGGATTATACAAAAACAGACGGCTGGTATGGATCCGTCTATAAGAAGTTATATGATACCTGCTATTGAAAAAGATTTAAATGATTTTGAACTTGAGCAGTTTGCTGAAGATAAACTAATGTATCAGCAGGCTAATTCCGGAATCTTAGATAGTAGTTTGAAAAACACTGCTAATAAAAATATGGCTATA